CGTTGTGCCGGCCGTAAAGGTAACCGTGTTAGGTTGAACGGTGTTGGCAATGTTATTGAAGGTGTTGCTACCGCTGATGGTCAATGCCCCCGCGCCACCTTGGTTCAAGTTGTAGTAAGTTGATCCGCCGCCAGCAAAAGTTTTTGCTGATGCACTTGTCATGGATATTGTTGATGTGCTGGGGTTAAGTGTCAAACCCGTTACGGTGGCTGTGTTCCATGCGGATGCTCCGCTACCCGTAATTGTCCAAGTACCACTACCCATATCCAAGGTGCGAGTATTACTGTTACTTGAACTAAAAGCACCTGTACTTATCGAAATGTTATTAAGATTAAGCGCGCCCTCAGTCAATGTAAGCGTACCTACAAGAGTTAGCGGGCCAAATAGATCAACTGTTATTCCAGCGCCGTTAACTCCAAAACCACCAAACGTTAGGCCACCACCGTTAAAAAATGTAGAAACCAGAAATGTTATGGTAAGGCCCGTATATGTCGAACCAAAATAATCAAGGTAAAGAGCGTTTGTTATATTTACGCCTCCAGTTACCGTGCCAAAAAAGTTTTGAATATCTAAAGTATTGAAGTAACTGCTGTTGGTTATTGTTAGCGCGGAAGTGCCAGTATTGACGGTCAAGTTGGGGGCGTTGGCAGTTGATCCCCCAGCAGTCGAGCCAAAAGCTACCGTTGCGGTAGCCGCTTGATCGCGGATAAACGCTGCCGACCCAAAGACATTGGCCTGAGTAAAACCTGTGGCGTCTGCCATTGACAAAATAGTGGTTGCTGCTGTGGTGCTGGTCAGGATAATGTTGTATCCGTTAAAATTAATAGCTCGGGTTAAAGTTCCAGAGGAACTAAAAGCACCTGTACTTAACGCGCTGCCACTAATCTCAAGCGTGCCCTCAGTTAACGTTGTTGTACCCGTAGGGTCTACGGTCATAAAACTAGCTGTGACGTTAATTCCAGCGCCGTTAACTCCAAAACCACCAAACGTTAGGCCACCACCGTTAAAAAATGTAGAAACCAAAAATGTTAAGGTAAAACCCGTATATGTCAAACCGAAATTCAGATTAAAAGTGTTTGCTATATTTACGCCTCCGGTTACCGTACCATAATAACCTGTAATATTTAGGTCATAGAAGTAACTGTTGGGAGTAATAGTAAGGTCAGAACCACCCGTAGTAATCTGCAAGTTCGGGGCATTGGTAGTCAATCCACCAGCAGTTGAGCCAAAGGCTACCGTTGCGGTAGCCGCTTGATCGCGTATAAACAGCCCCGAGCCTGTCCAAGTAAAGTTAGTGGCGTCTGCCATTGACAAAATAGTGGTTGCTGCTGTGGTGCTGGTCAGGATAATGACGTCTCCGCCAAAAGTAATATCTCGGGTTAGGGTTCCGGAAGAACTAAAAGCACCTGTATTTAGCGTGTAACCACCAAGATTAAGCGTGCCCTCAGTTAGCGTTGTTGTACCCGTAGGGTCTACGGTCACATATTGAAGCGAAACGGTTATTCCCGCCCCATTAATTATTACATTGCTAAATATTGGACCAAAGAAGAGGCAGGCAATACTTCCAGTGCCAGTAATTGTTAAAGTACCAGTCCAAGAAAGAACTGCGCCGCCCGAGTAAAAGAAAAAACTACCCGCAACAGTAAGTGCCGCAGTACCCGCAATAGTCCCCGCCCCAAAACCACTTTGAACTTCAACTGTTTTTGCCCCAGTGTTTCCGGTGGAAATAGTAACCGTATCTCCATACTGATCAAAAATCACATCATCAGCCGTAGTAGGAACGGGTTCCCCACCAGTACCACCAGAACTAAGCGCCCATTTAGTGCCAGCAGTACCATCCCAATTGTCTGTGCCACCAACCCAATAAAGATTTGCCATTTATGCCTCCTTATGCTTGTGTGGTGACGGCGACAACATCCCAACGGGTGTTGGTGCTGTTGTAGACGCAACCGACGTAGAGCATCTTGTTGGCGGTTGTAGTGGTGGGCAACGTAGTGCCGATCACTGTGTAAGTGGCGTTCCAAGTAATAGCTCGGGCCGTGCCGTTGTCCAAGATGCGGATAATCAGCTTGTTGCCGTCTACAGGAGTGCCAATTGGGGCTGCAACCGTCAAAGGAACCGCTTGGGCTGTCAAGTTGTTCTGGTCATAGGCCGAAATATCCGGGGTGAGCGTAGCGGTACTGGCAGCGGACAATGTTCTTGGATCAATGCGCTTGTTGGTCAGCGTGGCTGTGCCGCTACCCGTTGGAAACCCGCTTGCTGCATTTGTGTTGTTGCCAAGGGCGGTAGCTACGCCAGTGCCAAAGCTAGTGATGCCTGTGCCGCCGGATAGAACGGGGAGGGCAGCGCCAAGGATCAACGCTGCAAAGTAGTTCTGGGCAACGATGATGTCTGTGCCGTTGCTGACAAGTGCCATCTTTGCCGCAGCAGGAATAGACACCCCCGTCTGGCCGGTGACTTTAAACGTAATGGCCGATGCCGTGTTATTGAAAACAAAGTACATCTTTGTCTTGGTTGCAGGAACCGCAACGCTGCCACCACCCGTGCCGTTAAGCTGGATGTAGATGCTCCGCGCCACACCTGTAGTACCGTTGGGGATAGTAATTGTGTCTGCACCCCCCGTGGCTGAATAGGCTTGATACCCCAACGCCTCATCAAGCATGTTGGTGATATTGGAGTTAACCGTTGCGCCCCATGTGCCAGACAACTCCCCCGTAGTTGGGAGGGCTAGCGCCAAATTTGTACTATACGTTGTTGCCATTAATTTCTCCTACGTTGCAATACTCTGCCAAGTGGGCGTTGGTGGATTCTCTATCACCCCCCATGCGGGTGTCTGCGAATCATCAATAACAGACCAAAACGCAATTCCAAAACTTTCTACCGCCCCTGCGGCTACCACCCCCGTCAGCGCCAGCGAGTGGCTAGGTGCTACTGCCCCCACTGCCCCGGTTGCATCCGCTCCAGTTAACGCCATTTCAATGCCGTTAACTACAAAGCCTACCGCACCCGCCGACACAACACCTGTTAGGGCTACCGAGAACTCTGGGGCAACCGTGCCAACTTCTCCTGCCGCCACTACGCCCGTTATGGCACTGGCAGTGCTTGCTACAACTGTCCCTACAGCCCCAGATGCCGCTACACCTGATAGGGCTACCGAAGTACCTACTGCAACGGTCCCAACGGCCCCCGTTGTTACGTTCCCGGTCAGGGGCATCGTTATGCCTGTACCGACCGTGCCAACTTCTCCTGCCGCCACTACACCCGTTATGGCACTGGCAGTGCTTGCTACAACTGTCCCTACAGCCCCAGATGCCGCTACACCTGATAGGGCTACCGATACATTGGCCTTGACTGACCCAACGGCCCCCGTTGCCGCATTGCCTGTGATAGCTAGTTGACCGCCACCCCAGACACTGCTACCCCATGTGCCATCACCCCAGCCAAGAGACATGACATCAGGTTGTTGACAACCGCAGAAGCGCAGTGGTCGTTGAGCTAGTCGGCATGGTCAGCGTGAAAACGCCTGCCGTAATTGTCTGGCTGCTGAAAGTGTGGACACTGACCGCTGTGTCGCCCTGCGTATCGTTATAGACCAATACCGCATCGAAAGCAGCAAAGGTTACAGGTGTTGCACTTGCCCCATACACAATACTTGCTGAAGGTGTCCAGTACCCCACCCCCGCAGTGGCTGAAGCGTTGGTTGCTACCGGCACGTTGGCGTTAGTGATAACTTCCCCGCCAGCAGAGTAGTTGGCTGAAGAGACCTCGTTGCTCGCGCTGTACGCCGTGGTTGCGGCGTTTACTGTTGCCCCGACAAGGTACAGAGCCGCTTTAAACGAGTCTTTGGTAGGCGCAGTCAAGCTAGTCCTGCTGGTCAGCGTGATGGTGCCAAATTGGTGCCCACCATTGAGCAACTGGCCCAAGAAGGAGGTGCACATTGATTGTGTATTTGCCATAATTTATCCTAGTGAAGCTGCTTCAAGACCTGCAAACATGGACTTTTTTAGAGCTACATGTGCAGAACGATGTACCAATTCGCCCCCCAACCAATACTCCACCCATGTCGTGGTTTCGTTGTCGTTCTCTATGGCCCCCTCCCGCTTGTCCAGCAGGGCTTCGTCCATCAGACCTTTGGTCGTTGTGATCATGGTAGCCTTATCAGTGCAGTTGTAGATGAGTTGGTTGGCACCACAACGGTGAACGCTGTGGTAGTGGTTTTGTCAGCGCCAAAGTCCAATACTGCCACCGATTTGTTGCTCTTGGATGCATTGTAAATCAGTGCCCCCCGTGCTGTAAACGCACCGGTAGTCCAGACGACATTGCTGAAGTTTACAAAGGCGGTGGTGTCTGTGACACTGACTGAGATGCCGGTCATCACTTGCCCTGCCGCCGTGTAGCCCGTACCTGAGATCTCCCCAGTCGCGGTGTAAGCGGTGGTGGTTGCCCCTATATTGGCGTTGGCTGTGTACAGCGCCATATAAAAAGTATCCGTGGAGAAATTGTGTACCGCTTCAAGCAATTGCTGCTTGAAGGATGTGGTCAGGGTTTGGGCGATGCTCATGTTACTGGAATCCTAGCTTGCCCACTGCGGTATGCGTCTTGACGCTCAAGTCCATCACCCAGACGTTTGAGTTGTCCCATTGCTTCTTTGTACTTGCCGTCATACAGGGCAATCATGTCCGTCTCACCCTTCATGTAGGTGTACGCCTCAACCAGTGTCCCATACAAAAGCGCGGGGTCGTAGTTGTCCCCCAGCCATGTGGTCGAGGCAGTGACGATGGACTCAGGGTAGTAGTAGTAATGAAGCTCCATGCTGTAGGCCGCGTCTGGAGTGGGGCCGATGAGAAACGTGAGTTCTGTCGTAATGACGCTGGATACCACAGCGGGGCCAAACAGGGCGTAGAACTTAGGCGACCCTGTGGATGTTGGTCTTGGGTACGCTTCTCTGATGAAGTTGACATCCTTGTTCAGCAGGTATGTGTATGCCCCCGTAACAGGAGCTATTGCTGCCAGAGAGTACGAAGACAGGAAATCATCCGGGCAGGCCAAATACTTGTTACTGGCAGTAGTGATGCCCGTTACATTCTTACGCAGTGCTGGAATCTGTACGGTGTTGTATATGCGTTTCTCTGCCTGCGTGATGAACAAGTTCATGTCCACCGTAGGAAAGGTGTTCTCGGTGTACGATGAAATGGCAGAAACCAACGCAGCGTAGTTCATGCCATCGGACCCCGAGACATCGTACCTTTAGTCGCCGCACCCGTGCCGCGCATCTTGATACCCGATGTCTTAACACCGGGCTGCTCTTGGCTGGTGATGCGTCCAATCGAAGCACGGGCATTGTTTAACATGCTCATGTCTTTGCCCTTGCCGGGGTTCGCTTCCACGGTCACGGGTTTGTTCGTCATGGTGTGCGGCTTTGCGTACGCCGCTGCTTGTTTGTTGTTGATCATCTTAGCCCCCGCGACCAGATTTCTGGTTCATCACTTTAGCCATGCCACGACCGTACTTCAACATGTCTTCGTTGGTCTTACCACCTTTGGAAAACTTGGTCATGGGCTTGCCGGGATGTAGCCGCTTCTCGTGCTTATGCACGGCCCCAGCCATCATCTTCTTGTCCTGCTTCATGTCTGCCTTGTCCATATCAACTCCTAAGTTACTGTAACCGAGCCAAGTTCTAATTCTGCCACCAAGTAGTTGGGGGTCAGTCCATCCTCGTTGCCCCTAGACCCGCCTACCGGGTTCCAGTTCCACTGAAATACTCTGCTGCCTTCACCCGGGTACCCGTCCACCAACAGGCCAGAAGCCACATAGCTCAAGTCCCGGCGTGGATCACGCAGTCCCTGTGGGTCATCTACCGGGTACATCCCCAACTGCAACTGCGGTTGATCTGGTGTCCAGCAGGTTGGGCACACCAGCAAGTTGTAGGTTTTGGTCTTAACAACTTCCTTCTTCAGTTCCTTCAGCTTGTAGCGAAACCCGCAGCGGTCACATTCCGCTATCGCATTCTTACCTGATGCAAACCTATTGCCCATGATTACATAAACATCTGTCGTGGCACAAACCGCACCGCTGCTTTCTCGCGGTCTTCATCTTGAGCAAGCTGCCATGCTTCATCGTACTGCTCTTTCAACACCTGTAAACGCTCCATGCCATTGGGCAGCTTGAGCGCCAAGTAGTATGCCAACCCCGCCGCTACGCAAGGTATAAACCTGAACGGGACATCCATCGTATCAGAACCATCTCCAGCGTTCTGGTTCCGGCGCAACCGCCAGTACACGAAGGTGTATGTCTGGGAACCATCAGGAGTGGGCCAGACGGTGATTGCAGGGGGGTTTGATACATAGACTGCTGTGGAGCTTGTGTGTGATGCTGCGGTGGTGTTTGCCTGCCCTCTGGAGCACGCTGTCAGCACGTTCCCCACGATGTAGCCGTAGTAGATGATCTCGTTGTCCACCTTGATGTACCCGGCAGCGGCAAGCCCCACGACAGAACTCAGAGTGATGGTGGTGGCTGTGGCCGTCACGGCTCCGTTGAGAGTCAGCGTTGTAGCGGATGTCTGCCCTGAGTTGCGCTGCACCATGACCTGAATGGGCCTTGCCTGCGTCAACTTGTTGGGCAGCGTAGCGTAGGTACTGACGCTGATGCGCGTGATGGTCAGGTCTGCTTGGTTGGACGTTGAGTTGGCATCGGTGCGGATGACATGCTCGAGCAAGTCTACGGTGTCTGTGGGCAACGCATAAGTGTTT